CTGCACCTCGCGCCTGGTGTCCTCGGCGGTGTATCCGTCCATGGTGAAGCGATCGGTGAGGGCGTGGATCTCTGCGTCGGTGAGACCTTTGCTGACGTATGATGCGACCAGGCGGATCACGTTCTGATGCCAGTTGTCGCCTTGCAGGATGGACGCCTCTGCCATGGCTCGGTCCATGGCTTGCTGGCCCAGGTCGATCTGGATGGTGGCGGTGCTGGTTGTGGCTGCTGAGAGGCTGCGCTGTGTGGGCGGGAAGGCACGCATGAGCCGATCGAACGGCACAGGATCTCGGTCGCTGCTGAACTCCGTGCGCATCGTGACTTGCTCTTGGATGTAGCCACGGCTTTTCTTGTCGTCGTTCGGGTAGGAGATTGTGCCGGCCACGCGCATGATGCGGGATGGGTTAATGACAACTGGATCTGTGCCAAGGCTGGCCGCGATGCTGGCTTGCACCTGACGCCAGGCGTCGAGGTTGTAGCATGGCTCTTCCAGCTGCCAGTATGCGTGGCCTCTGACGTATGGCGTGGTGCCTGTCTTGACGCTCATCGTGAACTTTGGGCCTGCGAAGGACAGCACGTTGGCCATAGATCCGTCTGTGTCTGCGTCGGCAAAGCAGTAGAACGCGGCCAGGATGTCTTTGTCGGTGGCGGCCTTGTTCGGCGGGATGTTGATGCGCCCATCGATCGGATTGATGCACATGTAGATGTTCTGGCTGTGCTGGTTCATGGCTGCCGCATGCTGCACGGCATCTTCGACCTGGTGCATGGGGAAGCGTGCCACGCTGACTTGCCGATTGGTGCCGATGCAGCGCAGCTCGACCACTGCAGGCTCGGCCAGCTCTGACCACCCCTGCGTAATGTATTGAATGAACTGCCTGATTTGCTCAGGATTTGATTGCATTTTCTGATCGTGCATCATATCATCTCCGCGAGGTTCTGAGCCTCATCCTCCTTGTTGGACTGCCTTAACTCCCCCGGCGAACATGACCGCCGGGGGTTTTTTTATGCGAAGATCAGAACTCGAAGTCACCGGCTGCTGCGGCCGCCGGAGCTGGCGGTGCCACTGGTGCAGGCGGTGCGACCGGAGCTGGTGCGAGAGCAATGCCAGCTGCTGCGCCGTCTTTGAGGCAATCGGGACGCGGCACCCACTTGATCACTTCCAGCACCGGGCTGATGGTCGATCCACGCTTGAACTGCATGGCCTTGGTGTCGGCCAGGCGCACAAGCGGCAACTGGCCGGGTGCTGGTTGCTGCTGCAGGTGCGGTGCGAGATCTGTCAGCGCCTGCCACGCGGCTGTGCCGGCTTGCTCCCAGGTTGCCACGTTGCCGCCGCCGGTGGCCACGGTAATGCTGAAGCCTTTCTTCCAATCCTCGCCGGGTGCGGGCAGCATCTGCGCTGGGCTTGGGTTCCACTTCCATTCGGGTGCCACGCCGGCAATGCCTTCTGACTTCTGCCAGCCGGTCTTCATCTTTTCGATGTCGAGGACCATGCCTTTGCTGGCGTCGTAAGCGGTCTTGCCATCCGAAGACCGAATGTAGAACGACTTGGGGTTGATCGCGCCGTCTTGCGTGCCGCGTGCGGACCACTGCAGGAAGGGACCGTTGGCGCCGTTGCCGCCTGTGTCGAGAGAGAACATGTTAGTGCCTTTCGTTGTCTGGGGCGTAAAGCCCCGAGGAATGCCTGCTGCCGGCAGGCTCGGATCTCAGGGTCAGACCCCGTAGAATTCTTTGCGCAAGTTCTCTGCGCCGGACCAGTAGAAGCTGGACGTGTTCATTGGCACGATCGCCTTGGCTGTGTCCTTGTCGCAGTGACGCAGGAACGCCTCCATCCGGCTGATCTGTACCTTTGCTATGGCCAACAGCTCGGACGGATCGCCGTCCTCTAGCAGGCTGGTCTTCTTGTCGCTGACGTACAGGAACTTCACGGCCAGGTTGCCCTTGGCCTTGGCGTAGATGGCACGCTGCAGCTGATGCTCTGGCGACATCTGGGTTGGGATGCGCCCGGTGGTTTTGAGATCAATGACGAGGCCATGCTCTGGGAAGACCAGATCCAGATAGCCGATGACCGGGATCGACCATCCATCGCCCACAGCTGTGATCTCCACCTTGTTCTGGTGGTTCTCTCCTTCTTCCACTTCTGGGAAGTCTGGCTTGCCGTATGCCTGCAGCTCAGCCACGGCCAGGGTTGCCATGGGTTTGATCCGCTCACGCTCACGGGTGGTTGCCTCGTCGCCGATCATGTAGCGCCCGTCGAACTTGGCAATGGCCTTGTCGATCGCCTCTGTGGCTGGCGTGCCAAGGAGGATGGCGGCCACTGCGTCTTCGGTGCAGATGCCACGCCATGCGGCAGCGCCCATTGGTGTGCGCTTGCCGTGCAGATACTGCATGACCCAGACATCCGGTGCGTTGGACCAGAGGTTGATGGATGATGCGGAGAGGTGGTCGATGTTGTGTTTGGCGAAGCCGTCAGAACATTGCGTCATGGGCCATTCTTTCTCTGGCTAGGTAGCAGAAGTCGATGAAGGTCACGTCAGCCCGCACACCTTGCAGCATGAGGACGCAGCGCACGGGCTGGCGATCGTACTTGTAGATCAGGACCGGCTGCTTGTGCGCCTTCTCGGCTGCGATGCGGGCTTGGTTCCACCAGGCTTCCGAGCCGCCGATCGGGCCGTCCTTGTAGCGCTTCAGCTCCAAGAGGTAGGGCCAAGCCGGATCGTCGGTGACGAGATCCCCGTGCGCTGATTGCTGGTACTGCCGGAGATCTCTGGCGAACTTGATGCCCAGCTCATCGCGCAGTGCGTTGGCTATGTCGCGCTCAAAGCCGGCGCCCTTGGCTCTGCTGTCAGCCATCTTGCATTGCCCGGTTGATGTAATCTGTGAGCTTGACCAGCGTGCTTTCCCTGGCTTCCTGGCGGCCAGAGATGAGACGCCAGAGCGTTGTGTGCGCCACGCCTGATTGCTTGGCGACTGTCGGCAGTGGCCGATCGGCCAGCATCAGCCGTATTTCTCGCATGGTGTAGACCATTGCAGCCCTCGTTGCGGTTTCGCAAAAACCATGGGCAAAGTGGATGCGAAAGGCAAGAGCAAATAATTTCGATTTCGCAATTCAAGGGTGTTGACAGGTGGTTTGTGCGTCATTAACTCTATTGCGTATACGAACTAGCAAACAAGGAGACAGACAGATGACCATGATCGCCCCCGACACCATCTACTGCGGCAAGCGCGACGTTGTAATCGCCGAAGTCGGCGGCATGACGCACATCTACCCCGGCAAGTATCTGGTCCAGCCTGACGGTAATGCAGCCTATGACGCAGAGGGCGCTGAAAGCGTTTCCGAAATGAAGGACGTGATCGCTTACTACCGCGACATGTTTCCCGGCATTACTGTTGTTATGCTGTGACCCTCTAACAGCCAGCCCTGCGGGGCTGGCACCTCAACTAGCAAACAAGGAGATAACCATGTCAGAACCAACCATCACTATCACGCTAGAGCATGCCGAGGCGGCTCTGGAGTGCATCGACCGAGACATTGATAACAGTTACTCAAACGGTGGCCCAAACTATAACGACGTTGGCGAGATGATGTTCTACCTGCGCCGCGCTGAACTGCGCCTGCGCTTGGCATCTGCCATCAACGCCAACAAGGGGATCAAATAATGCGTATCAGAGACATCCTCGCCGACCTGATCGGCATCTTCTGCCTCTTCGGCCTGCTGTACGCCGGCTTCATGTTCGGCCTTGGTATGGGGTGGTGACATGGCAGTAAAACTGGGAGCCATGGATACGCATATAGTCCTGACTGCATTGTGGGATTATCGGGAAACGCTGACCATCGTTAATGACACCGCGCCGAACCCCAGCATCACTTCAAGGATCGCCAGCGTTGATCGTTTGATAAAGCACTATAAGCAATCCTTTTTTGCGCTGGATCGTCTGGGTGTGAAATGACCGCCTACTACAACGAGATCGACCCCAAGGCAGCGGCATGGCTGCGGGAACTTATCAAGCAAGGCCACATAGCAGATGGAGTGGTAGATGAACGATCAATTGTCAATGTTTCCCCTGATGAACTCAGAGGCTTCATCCAGTGCCACTTCTTCGCAGGCATTGGCGTCTGGTCCTACGCCCTGCGATCCGCAGGCTGGGCCGATGATCGTCCTGTTTGGACAGGAAGTTGCCCGTGCCAGCCTTTCAGCAGCGCAGGTCGCAGAGGCGGGGTTGATGATGAGCGGCACCTCTGGCCGCACTGGCATCACCTCATCAGCCAGTGCCAGCCTGCAATCGTCTTTGGAGAGCAAGTTGCGAGCAAAGACGGCCTCGGTTGGCTCGACCTTGTATCAACTGACATGGAAGCCACGGGCTACGCCTTCGGGGCGGCAGATCTGTGCGCTGCGGGCGTCGGCGCGCCGCACATCCGCCAGCGTCTCTTCTTCGGAGCAACGCGGCTGGCCGACGCCGGATGCGACAGTGCGAGAAGCCAGCTTGGAGACCGTGCTGAAACGCAGGGAGTTTCGCAAGCGGAATGCAAACCAGAACAACGTGCCGATGTATCTGACGGACGCAGTGCGGGTGGTGATGGACGCGGAGTTCACGGAGGCAATGGGGTTGACGCCAGCGGGCTGGCAGACGCCAGTGGTGCAGGACAGCAAGCAGAGCGGGCTGGCTCCATCCGGGACGGGCAACAGCTTGAAGCTGTCATTCCAGGTTCAGCAGACGGGCTGGGCAACGCCGACAACGCGGGATCACAAGGACACGGGCAATCTGGAAACGTCAATGCACCGTCAGACGGGGCAACTGCGGGACGACACGGTGCCACGACAGGCGTGGATGGCGGGCTGGCCGACGCCGCAGATGCGGGACTTTCGGTCGGGCGGGGAGGATCGGGTGTCGAACCCGGATCGGTCGAACAATCTGAACGACTTCTCGCTGATGGCGGGCTGGCCGACGCCGCAGGTCCACGACAGCTTCAACGCGGGCTACGCGACGGAGGAGAGTTACAATGCAGCGCATTCTCGGCACAAAGCAAAAGGGGTCCACAAGCAGGTGGCTTTGTCGGACCTGATCAAAATGTGGACATGGCCGGGTGGCCCGCAGCCAGCCCGACTAGCGGCCACTGGCGAGATGCTGATTGGCTCTTCTGCCGGGATGGAAAGTGGCGGCCAGTTGAACCCGGCACATTCCCGCTGGCTCATGGGTCTGCCCAGCGCGTGGGACGCTTGCGCGGTTACGGCAATGCAATCGTTGCCCAAGCAGCGCAAACCTTCATTGAAAGCATGATGGAGATAGCAGAATGACCGACAAGACAATCGAAAGCTTGGACGCTTACATCGCCGACAGGCTGGCCAAGATCGAGGATCTGGAGAAACGCTACGGCACCGGGGTTCGCCCCGGCTGGGTTGGGGAAGAAATCACGATCCTTAGCTATTACGTCCAAGACGCAATCAACGCACGCAATGAACTGGAACAGAACAATGCAGCAAACAATATTACTAACTAACCAACTCGCCACAGGATCGGCCTTTGCGCTGACCGAAGGCTCCAACGAGAGCGTGTTCATCCCGAGCAAGGTCATGCTCGACAAGGGCGTGCGCCCCGGCCAAAAGGTGCAGGCTATCGTCGTGCCGAACATGACCCGGCCAGACCGCACGCCTTGGCTGGCGGTGAGCATCTTGGACGATGCGCCTGCGCCGCAAGATGATGCGCTGGCTGAGATGATCTTAGACACCATCGCTTTCGATGGCCGTGGCACGGTCGAAGAAATCGCGACATCGCTGAACATGAGTGACGCCGTCGTCTCGGGCAAGCTGTCCGAGTTGGCAGCGTCGGGACAGTTGGTGCGGCTGACCTGCTTTGATTTCCCGGAGGAGGACGCATGATGTTCTGGAACAGAGAACCAAAGACCATGCCCGTGCGTGACGTGCAGTCCGAGGCGGTGGCGGCGATCATACAGGGGTCGGCGATCCTGCCCAGCAAGCGGCTGACCAACGCGATCTACACCGCGCTGCTGGACAATCGCGACATGTCGGTGGCGGAGCTGGACGATCTGGCGAACAAGATCTCGCGGCTGGCTTGGAACAGGGGGCGGAGATGACTTACGTTTTGATTGTGCTGATCGGCACAAACGGTGTCGCAATGCAGGAGTTCAACAGTAAGCGGTCTTGCGAGGCAGCGATTGAATTTGTTCGTGATAACGCGCACATCGTTGTCATGGAGTGCGTACCGAAATGACCGGGCTTCACCCAGACTATGGCCTGACGGATTGCCTGCGCCTTGCCGCCTTGCAAGATGCCGAGCGTTTCGGCGTGCAGCATGCGGCTGAGACGCACCGCGTCGGTGTCTCAAGCCTGTACAAATGGCGCAAGGTGCCAGCACTGGTGGCGCAGATGATGGAGGTGGACGATGACTGACGCAGAGCTTCTCAAACTACTGTGGAAAGGTGTCGCTGACGTTGAGCAACAGCAAGAAGCCGCCGACCGCATCGAAGCCCTGACGGCCAAGCTGGCGCAGGCGGTGGAGTTGGCCCTTGAGGAATGCCCCTTTCGACACGGCACACCAAAATACAACGATTGGTGGCATCACCGCCGCGCCACCCTCGCGGAGATCAAAGGAAAGAGCCATGACTGACGAAGAACTAATCCAACGCTTCGGTAGCCAGCACACCGCTGCAATTGCGAGGCTTAATGCCTCTAACGTCATTGACGACCTGAAGCCTTGCCCGACCTGCGGGGCCGGGTCCAAGAAGCTATATTTGCGGGCGAATGTGCGGGAGGAGAGCCATGACTGACATCCGCGTTTTGAAGGGCGACGGCAAGCGGGCCGAGGACGTGACCGGAGAACTGGCCGACCGCATCAAGGCCCTGATCTATGAGTATGACAAGCGCATCACCCTCGCTGCTGCCATTGGGGTTCTGCATCTTGTCGCAGACGATATTATCCGAGACCATGACTAGAGCGGCAAGCGACAGCCCGGCGGCCCGCGCCCTGCGTGACGCAGGCTACGTCAAGCTGCCGGGTTGGTGGGTTACGCAATCAGACTTTGAGCTGATAGAGTATATGGCCAGGCAGAGATTGCCTGAAATAGAAACCATCAAAAGGAGAGCCGAGAATGAATGGCCGAAGGATTATTACTAGGGATATGATGGAGGCCTGTCTGGCAAAACGCTGGAATGCAGGGCAGGCAGCTAAGCACTTTGGCTTCCACAGGAAGAGTATTGAAAGCGCCTGCGAAAGGTTCGGGATCGTGCTGCCGCTGATGACATTCGGCAAGCCGCTCACTGCGCCGCAGCGTGTTTGGGTCGATGAGATCCAGCCATACCAGCCGCCCAAGAAGGTGAAGC